GAGACTTTTGCTAGTCCACCTGCTAACCTTGCGGCTATTGAGATTAGACGTAAAACGTCACAAACGTCAAGACTAACTGACTATGCTTCAGGTTCAGTGCTTACTGAGTCTGATTTAGATACAGATAGTACACAAGCATTTATGATGTCGCAAGAAGCGATTGATAATGCTGATGACGTAATTAAAATATCTAATACAGATTTTCAATATGATGCTACCAGTAAACAAATTAGAAATGTTACTGACCCTACGTCTGCACAAGACGTGGCTACAAAAGCATACACAGACAGTATTTTAACAACAAACACTACGGCAGTTACCAACGCTACAGCACAAGCAAATGCGGCGGCGGCGAGTGCTACTACGGCGGCAGGACATGTTTCTACAGCTTTAGGACATGCAAACACTGCGTCAGGACACGCTAACACAGCTTCAACACAAGCTACAAATGCGGCAAACTCAGCTACACAAGCGGCTAACAGTGCGGCTAGTGCAACAGTAACAACAGGATTGGTTATAGCTATGGCTATAGCTTTATAATAAAAGGAAACAAATGGCTCAAAACTTTAGAAGAAATACAAGCAACAATGTAGGTACTTCACCAGTAAGTGTATACACAGCAGATAGCTTTGATACTATAGTTGGAATAGCTTTAACAAACGTATCAGGTTCATCTATTAATGTAGATTGTTATATTAATGATGGTTCTAATGACATACATTTAGTTAAATCTGCTCCTATACCTGTAGGTTCACAGCTACAACTTATTGATGGTGGTGCTAAAGTTGTTGTACAATCAGGAGATGTAATCAAAGTAGTCTCTGACACAGCAAGTTCATGTGATGTGTGGGTGTCTGCGGTTGATGCAATTAGTACATAATGGCATATATCGGACAATCACCTAGTGCAGTAATAACAACAACAGCTCAAATTCAAGATGGTGCAGTAGAGTTAGCTGATATTTCAGCTTCAGCAAGAGCAAGTTTAGGAACAGTAGATTTTTACGGATTTAAAAAATTAGCTAATGGTACACTAGAGTTAGAATATTCAAATGGTTCTGACAACGTATCAGTAGCAAATAATGACACACAACAATCAGATAAATACGCTGAAAGTTTTGTATCAAAACGAGGACTAACATTTTCAGTAGATGCCAGTGGCAATCTGAATGTTACAATTTAACAATAATAAGGAGAAAATAAGGCAATTATGGCAACATTAAATTTAGGAAGAATTAAGCCAGTATTTCAAGGTGCTTACAACGGCTCAACAGCTTATGTAGTTGATGACATTGTAACATTTGGAGATGAAACTTTCATCTGTATACAGGCTTCTACAGGTAACGCTACGTCCAACGCTTCCTATTGGACAAAATTAGCGGCTAAAGGAACAGATGGTACAGATGTAGGTACTACATTAACAACACAAGGTGATATACTTTACAGAGATGGAAGTGGATTACAAAGATTAGCGATTGGTACAGCAAATCAAATTTTACAAGTCAACTCTGGTGCTAACGCATTAGAGTACACGGCGAAACCAGAAGGTAAAACTTTACAAATTGTAAGAGCAGATGCAACAGGAAATACTACTAGCAGTGTTGGAACATCAGGTTATTCAGGTGGAAGTATACCAGATGTCGGTACATCACACATTACAATTTCTTTTACACCTCAATCAGCAACATCAATAATTCTTGTTCACGCTACGGCAGGTGCAGGAGTTGGTGGAAATGATGTAGGTATTGCAGGTATTTTTAAAGATGGTACTTGTTTATCCTATGTAAATGCTAATGGTAGTGGTGGTGATGGTTCTGGAGTAGGTTTACATGCCTCTTATGTTTCTGGTGGAACATCAGCACAAAGTATTCAATTTAGGGCAGTAGGTTGTTGGAGTTCAAGTACCATAAATCTTGGAGATATAAGAGACCCTAGTGGTTCAACTTCACCTTATGGAACAATGACAATACAAGAGATACAACCATAATAAATAAAGGAAATAAATATGACAGACAAAGTAGTAAATTTTAATATTGTAGATACAGAAGTAAATCCATCAGCAGTTTTAATGTGGAAAAAAATTAAAATTGATGGAAAATATAATGCTTCAACAAATACTTTTAATGTTCTTGGTATTCACGATAATAATACTGAAGAAACAATAAAAGAAAACTATCCAACTTGGAAACAAGATTATCTTGATAATTATGAAGACCCAATGATTTCAAGAATGAAATTAAAAGATAGTGCTAAAGCAAAGTTAATGGCAGGAGAACCATTAACTGAAGACGAAGCTAACACAATAGTATTATAGGACACTAATGGCTTATATAGGAACAGGGTTATCCAACTTACAACAACTAGATAAGCTAGACAACATAACATTATCAAGTGCTACAACGTACAATATAACTAAAGGTGGTACAGCTTTTGTACCGCTATCAGCTAATAATGTAATTTGTAGTATTAATGGTGTAGTACAGTTTGGTAACTTTACAGTATCAGGCAGTCAAATAACATTTACAGGTGCAACATTGTCATCTTCTGATGTTATGGACTGGATATTACACATAGGTAGTGGTGTTCAGCTACAACCTAATGACAACTCTGTTACTGCGGCTAAATTATCTACAGCAGGTATCTCATCAGGACAAGTATTTAAGGTCAATGACGCAGGTAACGGTTGGGAGCTAGGTAATGCTTCTTCAGCAGAAGTATATGGCTTTGAAAGATACTATGAACCATCAACTATACATATAGCTGTTACAGAAAGTGGCGGTAAATACGTTATAGATGGTGTGTCTCAAAAAACAATAGAATTACAAGAAGGAAATACTTATGTATTTACACACCCTTCAGCACACCCATTTAGATTTTCAACAGATAGTGGGAATACAAGTGCTTATACTACAGGGGTAACTGTAAATTCATCAACACAAGTGACATTTGTAGTACCTAGTGGAGCTCCAACGCTTTACTATTACTGCTCTTCACACTCAGGTATGGGTGGACAGGCTAACACACCTGTACCAAGTAAAAACAAATTAAGATATATCACGACTAATCAAGGTCAAGATAACATTACAAACGCAACTTACGCCACGTTTAGTGATGTCTTATATAGTGCTTCAGGTTTTACCTTTAGCATGGACAGCAATGGCGACTTAATAGCTACAATATAACATAGGAGAAAATAATAATATGGCTAGTATAAATATAGGTTCGTTGAAGTTTAACTGGAAGGGGACTTACAACGGAAGTACAGCTTATGCAGTAGATGACGTTACAGAGTACAATGGGTCGTCTTACATTTGCATATTGGCAAGTACAGGTAACCTTCCAACTAATACAACGTACTTTCAACCAATGGCAACAAAAGGTACAGACGGTACTGACGTTGGCACAACATTAACAACTCAAGGTGACATTTTATATAGAGATGGCTCTGGTCTACAAAGATTAGGTGCAGGAACAAATGGACAGGCATTAATTACAGGTGGTGCAGGTGCTAATCCATCTTGGGGAACATTATCATCAGACTTTGTAAAACTTGGTTCACATACATTTTCGTCATCGGCATCTTATGTTGACTTTCAAAGTTGTTTTTCAAGTACTTACAAACACTACGAATTAAGATATACAGATTTAACTACAAGTGATAGTAGCGTTTACCCAGAGGTGGGTTATTTAAAAGCTAGTGATAATTCACATGATACATCTATCAGTTATTATTCAAAAGCAATTCAAATTACAAATCAGTTATCTGCGGCTAGTGATGGCGGAGTTTGGTCTCAAAGTGACAGTCAAGGTTATAGACCCATTAATACTTGGAATATGAATGGCGGAACAAATGCTCCACATTTAGGAAGAATGACTTTTACCAATCCTAATGTAAGTGCATATAAATATTGTACTTTTGAAGCAATGTTTATTCAAAATGCTGAAGCAAATAATGGAACAGTAGGTCTGAACTGGGGTATGGGCGGAGTTATTTCTACAACTGCATATAATGGTTTAAGATTTGCTACTAACTCTGGTAATTTCAATGGTGGCACTGTAACAATTTATGGAATAAAAGGATAATAATATGGAAAAAGGAATAGTAATTAATACACAAACTAATAAAGTTTCAGAAGTAGAAAGAAGTGAAGCTGAAATAGCAGAAAGAAAAGCTAGAAAAGAAACTAAATTTTCTGAATTTGAAGCTGAACAAACAGCTAAAGAAACTTTAAAATCTAGTGCTAAAGCAAAGTTAATTGCAGGAGAGGCATTAACTGAAGAAGAAGCAGACACTATAGTATTATAATAAAGGAAAAAAATGGCAATCATAACAGTAAGAAATCGTGCAATAAACCTAGATGCGGCAGAAATACCTAATATAGACGCAAGTAAAATTACGTCAGGTACTTTTGGCAATTCTTTAATTTCTGCAAGTAGTGTAACTCAACATGTTCCAGTTACAGATTTACAACCAATTAAATCAGATATATCTGCTTTAGCTTTGAGAGAAGCTACTAATGAAAGTTCTGCGGCTTTTAATTTACCTAATCAATTTATAGATACTTTTGCTACAGATACTCTAGGAACAAAAACAAATATATTAGTTAATTCTGGTTTTATAAGTACATTCCAAGCGGCTCAAAAACCTTTTACATCAGATGCAAATACTTTATTATTAATACAATCATTTAACTCAACAAATGGTAATGGTTCTTTTACAGATGAAAGTTCTAATAGTTTTGGACTAAATACAGAGGGAAATACACAACATAGTACAGACCAATCTTTAACAGGTGCAACATCATCAATAAAATTTGATGGTTCAGGAGATAAATTATTTAATTCAGGTGGGGGTTCTGGTACTACCTTTAGAAATATTAATAGTGGAGATTTTACTGTTGAATTTTATTTTTATAAAAAAGGTAGTGTAAATTATAATTCAGATAGTATTTTTGATATTGGACAAGAATTACAAATAGAATTTAATAGTTCAGAAGTACCTGTTATTTATAATTATGCCGCTTTTTCAAATTATTCAGGGGTTTATAATAATAGTTATGTTCCACCAGATGATGCTTGGACACACCTTGCTTATGTAAGACAAGGAAATACACATAGAGCATATTTAGCAGGTGTTCAAAGAGATAATTCTTCAGGAACAGGAACAGGAAATTTGCAAGATAATTTTGTAAGAATAGGTTATCACAGGTCATCAACAGATAGATACTTTGATGGTTATATGGACGCTATAAGAATATCAAATACTGCTCGTTATCCTGATGGTACAACATTTACACCTTCTGCTTATGTAGCAGAAACAACAAATGCTACAGGAACAGCTATTCAAGCAACAAACACAGTAGGTTCTGCTAAAACAAAAGTCGGTGGAACAATGCTTTATAAAGATTTACATGGTACTGCTAATCTTGGAACAGATTTAAAAATATACTTTACTTGTAATGGTGGAACAAATTGGACAGAAGCAAGTTCATATTCTGCAATTACACCAGTTTATTCAACTGGAATTAAACAAGTAAGATTAGGCGAAACAACTTGCACATCTGGAACAGATATTAGATACAAAGCTGTCTGGGCTAATCAATCAGCAGGTTCTAAAGTTACAGAATTACATGGAATAGGAATTAATTATTAATGGCTAGAAAAAAATCTGTATCACCTAAACAGCTTGTAGACCAAGCAACAGGTATACGGCTTTCAGCCCATGAGCGTCTGTGTGCAGAGCGTATGCAGACAATA